TTTTTTTTTTTGTCAAAAACTACCAGGTGACGCTAAAGAGAGAATCCTATCCAAAAGGGGGATTTAGGGGGTTAACTATAATAATATTTTAATTATTATTGTTATTGTTGTTATTATTAAAATAATATTATAAAATATTTTTAAGGAGTACTTTAAAAAGTACTTTAAAATATTATTTTAGATGTTTCTGTAACATTTGTGTAGAGGTACTATTGGCTCCCGACCAATAGAGGGTACCTCCCGATGTGTATAGAAATCGCCAAAATTAAAGGAATTAAAATGGAATCAATCGTACAAGTGGCTATTGTTGTGTTAAGTACTGGTGCCTTCTGGACCTACCTCCATAACAAAGATAAGCAGCGCCAAGAGGCCCATGATATGCTCACTAATCTGCTCATGTCAGAGGTGAAGAAGTTAGAGGGTAAAGTTGACAAACTGCTTAGAGATAAAGATGAGTTACTCACTATGATCTCTGATCTAAAGATCCAATTACACAGCAATAATATTGTTCCTGTTGTTAAGACTCCTGCTAAACCAGTAGCTAGACGCAACTCCAAGAACCCAATGCAAGGAAAATAAACTATGTCAGACACTGATGAAAAAGTGTCTTCACCTGATCCCACGAGTAAAGACTATAAAGCTAGAACTACTTATGGTCAGCGTGGAGGCTTGCGACCTGGACAAGGACGTCCAAAGGGAACTACCACTATATACTCTAAGGAGTCTGTTAAGAAGCTTCAGACATTGGGATTTGATCCTATTGAGAAGCTAGTGGAGCACTACTACACTGTACAGGATAAGGTTACGGACATGGAAGAAGGCAAGACAAGGTTCTCTGCTGTTGCTATGGCTAACCTACTTAACATACAAACCAATGTCATGAACACGTTAATGCGCTATGGTTATAGACAGGTTCCTGAGAAGACCGAACAAGTGATTGAGGACAAAAAGCCTCTTAAAATTGTGTTTACAAACGAATAATAAAGTATACAAATTAATTAAATATTAGTTTTTTAGTAATAAAGTATACATTTTTAAGGATACGCTATGAGAGTCCAACCACCTGCTGAATACAGCATAAAGAAGTACCAAGAACAATACAATGCACTCAAGGAAGCTTCTGATAAAGTATTCCGAGAAGGCCTCCAAGCTAGAATGGAGATAGCAGAGTTCTATCGAAAACTTGAAGAGATTAATGCAAAGAATAAAAAGGGTGTCTTAACTAAGGATAGTGTAGACTTATACGTTTAAATGTCAAATGAAATTAAATTACATCGAGGTCAGTCAGAAGTATTAAAGTATTTATTCTCTGAGAAGGGCGGCACAAGATATGCTGCTACAGTAGCCTCACGAGGTTTTGGTAAGAGTTACCTTGCTAGTGTTGCAGCTACAATGGCTGTGCATGAGCTACTAGAGATGGATGAAGATGTTCCTAATAAGAATGTGTCTATCATCTGCCCTACATATCAACAGTCATTAGATATTTATTGGCCACTATTAGCCTATAACTTAGGTCTAGAGGATTATGCTGAAAAGTCTTCCCAGACAGCTGGAACATTCTGGTTTCCAAATAATGTTAAGCTTAAGTTATGGTCTTATGAAGCATCTGAACGTATGCGAGGATCAGGCCAATACTTTGTTGTTGGAGATGAAGTCTCTGACTGGACAGGTCAACCAGGACTTAAAGAGTCTTGGGAATCTATCATTCAGCCTGCTATGACTACACGTTGGGCAGGTAATCACAAGGCTCTCATTATTGGTACTCCTAAAGGTATGAACTATTTTTATGACATGACTAACTTTGAGACAATGGATAATCGTTGGAAAACCTTTAGATATACTTACAGAGACTCTCCATATTTATCTGTACAAGAGATTGAGAGAACTAAGCGTTTAATCGATCCTATGAAGTTTGCTCGAGAGTATGAGTGTTCCTTTGAAGACTCAGGTGCTAAGGTATTCTACATGTTTGATCGTAAGACTCATGTTACTGCTGATCTCCCTTACTTCAATGTAGAGACAGCAAACAAAGAAGATGTACATGTAGCTATCGACTTTAACATTGGTATTATGGCTGCAGTAGTATTTGCTGTTAGAGCTGGACAGATTCATATCTTAGAAGATATGCAGAATGTACTCGATACTGAACAATTAGCTAAGAAGCTTAAGACACAATTTAAGGACAAGGGGCACAGGATATTTGCTTATCCAGACCCTGCAGGACGTGCTAGGAAGACTAGTGCTGTTGCTGGAGCCACTGATTTCTCTATCTTAGAGAGCTATGGCATTGTCTGTAGGGCACATAGAGCTGCTCCTCCTATTGTTGACTCTGTAGCTGCTGTTAATCGTAAATTTAAGAATGCTAATGGTGATATAGACATGTATATTCATCCACGAGCAGAACACACAATTCGATCCCTTGAAAGAACTGTATGGGTTGAGAACAATCCAAACACAGCACAGATATCTAAGTCTGAAAACATAGAACATTGGACAGATGCTCTTCGTTATGCTGTTGAATACTTATTTCCTGTTCGTTCAGGCACTAAGACAGTCACTAAAGGTTTTATGTTTTAAAGGAACTATATGTTTACACCTCAATTTTATATTAACTCTTTTCAGAGTCTTAAGCATGACTTTACTAATAAGGTCATTACTGATACTACCCTAAATAAAGTAGCTAATGACTTTATTGATGCTCAAACAGCTTGGGCTAACATGGTAGTAAATAATACAACAACTATTACAAAATATTGTTTTGATAAACAATCAGATATTCTATATCCTCAAAAAGAGAAAAAATAATGTATAACAATAAAAAGAAAAAACCACCTAAGCCTAAAGGTAAGTAACCATGGCTATTGATTAGCATGGGTAGTTAAGTGGACAAACAAATTTAAATAACCCTCTGATAGCCAAGTGATTAAGTTCATGAGGTATTCAGCATGATCCCACCTTAGGGCTGTTGTCGCTACAGTAAAAGGCGTCACTAGAGTGGTATAATTCAATCGGTAGAATCGAGGATTTAATTGCTTCGGAATGTGAGTTCGACTCCCACTATCACTCTTCTTTTAAAGGATTTAAATGTTTATATTAAACTATATACCTACTTGGCTATTGTTTATTACCCTAATGGTAGGGTTGTTTGGATGGTTAGTAAAGGAATTTGAGACTTACAGACCTATTGCTGTGGGATTAATCTTTGCATCTTTATTTCTAATCGGTTATAAGACTGCTGATAAAGTATGGCAAGACAGAGTTACTGAACTTGAAAAGAAGGTAGCTGAGTTAGATGCTAAGAAAGCAATAGTTAATACTAAAATAGTAACAAAAGTTGTTAATAAAGAATTAATTGTTAAACAAGTTGTTGAAGGCCAAATACAATATGTTGATCGTGAGATAATTAAATACAATGATCAATGTAAGATTCCTCCAGAGGTTATAACTATACATAATAAGGCAGTTACACAATGAAATACCTATTAGCTATTCTATTGTTAACGATATCAGGATGCTCTACTACAGTACCTGTTGTAGCTAAGTTCCCAGAGGTACCTAGTCAGCTAACTGTGGCATGTGCTAAGTTAAAAGAGGCTGACTCTAAGCCTGAACTATCAGAGCTTACTAAGACTATTCTGCATAACTATGCTGAATATCACATATGTGCTATCCGCCTAGATGCTTGGAATGAGTGGTATATCGAACAAAAGAAACTTTTTGAGGCACTTAAATGAATCTATCACTAGACCAACTTAAACAGCTTATTCCAAAGAACAAGCATGTTACGTACTGGCATAATGCCTTAGAACAACTCCTACCAGACTATGGTATTGATAATGAGAAGCGTATAGCAGCATTTGTTGCTCAATGCGCTCATGAGTCAGGTGAGTTCACAATGATTAAAGAAAATCTCAACTATCGTTGGGAGACACTCCGTAAGATATTCCCTAAATATTTCCCTACAGATGAACTTGCTAAACAGTTCGCTCAGAAGCCTGAAGCTATTGCTAATAAGGTCTATGCTAATCGTATGGGTAATGGTGATGAGGCTTCAGGAGATGGATATAGGTACTCTGGTAGAGGCCTAATCCAGTTAACAGGTAAAGATAATTATTTTTGGTTTGCTGAGTCTATTGGTATTTCCGCAGAAGAAGCTAGTGAGTACATGAGTACCTTTGAGGGTGCTGCCCAGAGTGCTTGCTGGTTCTGGGAAACTAATAACTTAAATAAATGGGCAGATCAAGGCGATATAGAGACATTAACAAGAAAGATTAACGGAGGTACCATTGGTATCGAGGACCGTAAAAAGCACTATGCACATGCACTCCATGTACTAGGTGTGTAAATGTCTACTATTCTTCTTACCTTAGTGTTAGCTGGTTATGACCCCCGCCTTCCTCAATGCGAGAGATGGACATGGCAAGGTCCTCCTTATAACCGTAAGGTCAGTTGTTTAAAGTGGAAGAACAACGACAAAACGGATAAGGGGAAAAGAAAATGATTGATCCGCTAACGGCTCTTGCTGGCATACAGTCAGCTATATCAATGGTTAAGAAAGCTAGTAAAGTAGCTAATGACCTAGGTTCTCTTGCACCTATGATAGGCAAGATGTTTGATGCTAAGAGTACTGCTACTAAAGCCTTGATAGAGGCTAAGAAAAGTGGCAAGGGTTCCAATATGGGAACGGCTCTCCAGATCGAGATGGCTCTAGAACAAGCTAGGGCATTCGAAGAAGAGCTTAAAATGCTTTTTATGCAAACAGGTAAGATAGATGTGTGGAATAAAATTAAGGCTCGTCAAGCTGAGATGGATGCTGATGATGCTCAAGAATTAAGACTTTTTAATGCTAATGAACGTAAGCGTAAACAAAAGGAAGAAGAACTAAATGAGTTAGCTATAATTCTATCTGTAGTTTCCTTTGTATTATTTATAATGGTTATTGGTGGTTATGAACTAATGCAATACTGTCAAGTAGGCAATAGGTGTGGACGATGAACGAGTATCAAAAGACCTTTGATTTGTGCTTAAAAATTTTTTGCTATGGATCTGTAGCAATGTGGTTTTTAGGCTTTCTTAAATTCTTACCAGATGACCTATCAGACAGAATTGTTAATGGGTTAATTGCTAAATACTTACCTTTCTAAGGACACTATGACAGAAGAAAAGAAGCCATTAAGTAGAAGTGAAAAAGAAGCTTTATTAAAAGACAAAGCAGGATGGGTTATTACAGTGCTTGCTGCATTGCTTGCTATTAACACTCTTATGGGTGGTTCTAATAGTTCTAAAGTACTAAACAACACAATTGATGCTAATAACACATGGTCATTCTATCAATCTAAAGATATCAAGAGTCGCCTAGCTGAGATCTCTCAAGAGAATGCTTTAGCTAAGGGCAACACTAAGAAAGCTGCAGAGCTTCAAAAGAAAATAGATAGATATGAGTCAGAACCTTCTACAGGTGAAGGTAAGAAAGAACTTATGGCTAAGGCTCGTAAGCTAGAGGCTGAGAGAACAGTGGCTAAACAGCGTTCACCATTCTATACTTATGCAGGATCATTATTCCAGATTGCTATCGTATTACTTACCGCATCTATTCTTGCCGTTAATAGAAGACTATTTCAGGCTAGTATTGGTGTAGGTGGTTTAGCAGCATTCCTAATGTCACAAGCTATATGGCTATGGTTACCACTAACAATTTAAGGATTTCTTATGGCAGAAGAAACTAAGGTTGAAGAACCTAAGAAAGAAGAAGAAAGTTGGATTCAAAAGAAGTGGCGTCCAATGATGGCAGTAATGTACATGTGTGTATGTGCATGTGACTTTATTTTGTTCCCTATTATGTTTACAATTGTACAATTCTGGGAAGTGGCTATTCAGAATGATGCCTTTAGACAATGGCAACCTTTAACCCTTCAGGGTGGTGGTTTGTTCCACATGGCTATGGGTGCTGTATTAGGTATTACTGCATGGTCTAGAGGTCAAGAGAAGATGGCGGGAGTATCATCAGGCCCGCAATCTATGGGCATGTCCATGGGTAATCAACAACCACAGCAGTATGGCCAGTCTATGCAACAATATGGGCAACCTTCTCCAGTAGTACAACAACAACGTACTATTACTGAAACTACTGTAACTACAGGTTATGGTGGTAAGTTAGCTCCTCCACCTCCAGAACATCCTCTCATTTAAGGATTAAAATGAAAAAATTAGTAATCTTATTTGCGCTAATGTTTGTTGTTCCTACAGTATATTCAGCTGAACCTACAACAAAGAAAGTCTGTAAAGAGTCTAAAGACCCTAAAACAGGTAAGACAAAAGAGGTCTGTAAAGAGATCAAAACCCATAAGAAGCTAGAGGGTACAGAAGTACCAAAGAAGTAAGGATTTAGCTAATGAATAAAACCCGTAGAGTTCCACGTAAACAAGCCCAAGTAACACAACTTGAGGATTATCAATCTAATGTTAAAATTATTAAGGCTCCAAAGCCATTTCACGTACAACCAAAGAATGAAAAACAAGATAACTTACTTACTGCAATTCGGCATTATCCTATCACTGTCACTATTGGCTGCGCTGGTACAGGTAAAACTTATTGCTCCTCATCTATGGTAGCATCTTTGTTTTTAACAGGGAAGTACGATAAAATAATTTTAAGTAGAGCTAACGTAGCTACGGGAAAATCTTTAGGACATTTTCCAGGGACCATCGCTGATAAGATGGCTCCTTGGTTAATGCCTATTACTAGTGTTTTAGAAAAGTCTTTCGGATTAGGCTTCTATCAATACCTAGTAAATAAAGGTTCAATCGAGATCCAACCACTAGAAACTATTCGTGGTCGATCTTATGAAAACTCACTTGTCATTGTAGACGAGTGTCAGAATTTAACATTTGAAGAATTAAAAGCTATTACAACAAGGCTTGGTGAAAATTCTAAAATGGTCCTCTGTGGCGATCCTGCCCAGAGTGACATTAATAGTGGTAAGGACATACTCAAATTTGTCCACCTATGTAAAAAACATAACATTGACATTCCTATCATCGAGTTTGGTGTAGACGATATTGTTCGTTCAGACATCGTTGCTAGAATTGTTAGGATGCTTATGGAGGAGAATCTTTAAATGGCAAACCTAACAACGACCCCATCAAAGGCTAAGACAAAAAGCCTTGGGGATCCTAATGCTGCATACGAATCTATGCGGCCACTCTGGGAACGATCCAGAGCTGTTCTAAATGGACAGACACATGCACGAGCATATGATGATACAATTGATCCAATAAATTTTAGTAACTTACTGTTACCCTTTTCTCCTACAATGAGTTCTCAACAGTACAATTTTTATCGTGCTGAGGGTGAACTTCCAGGACTAACAGCACAATATGCTAAAGTCCTAGTGGGTGGACTACTACGTAAACAAGCGGCTATTGAATTACCAGATAACTTATTTCCAGAAGGAACTGAAGATTGGATTCGTAATCAGTTTGGCTCTGATGGCACTTCACTTCATGGATTCTTAGATGCTGCTATTTGGGAAGAACTACAGTCATCAAGAGCTTGGTGTTTAGTAGACTATCCTACAGTTGCTAACCCAGACGCATTAACAATGGAAGAGGCTAAGGCTCTTTCTCCTTATGTTATGCTCATCCAAGCAGAGAATATTATTAACTGGCGTAGAGGTCAAGATCGTAATACTAACAAACAAGTATTAACAAGTTTACTCTTCCGTTATTACATGGAAGACTACACTAAAAACCAATTCCATCCAGACTATGTAGATACAGTTACTCACTACTACTTAGATGATGCGGGATTACTTGTTGTAGATACCTACACACGAGATACTAATGAGTCTGTTAACGTTATTAATGGTAATGTTACTTCTAAGTATCAGACAGATAACGCTAATGCAGCATGGACTAAAACACGCACAGAAATACCATTAATGAATGGTGAGAGAATGAATTTCATTCCTGCCTACCCATTAAATGGTCAAATTGATCCTGTTGAACCAATTCTACAATCATTAATTGATCGTGAGATTGCGCTATACAACAAGATTAGTAGACGTAATCATTTACTTTATGGCGCTGCAACATACACTCCAGTAGTTATGTCAGATATGACTGATGAAGAGTTTGAGGATATTGTAGCTGCTGGTTTAGGCTCATGGATTAAACTTCGTGCAGGAGATGATATCAAAGCACTAGATACACCTACAGGTGCTCTAAAAGATATGGAGGCAAGTATTGCTGCTACTATCGAAGAGATGGCTCGTATGGGAATCCGCATGTTATCGCCAGAAGGCTCTTCAGGTGAATCAGGCGTAAGTTTAGAAATTCGTAATGCTGCTCAGACTGCTCAATTAGGCATGCTTAATACTCGTATCTCAGAGACAATGAGACAGATTATTACAGTTATGCTTAAGTGGAAATATAATGTTGATGTTCTTCCAACAGACATTAAGTTTACATTAAGTGCTGACTTTAATCCTACTCCCGTAGGTGCTGACTGGATGAGGCTAGTTACAGAATGGTACCAGCAAGGTATTATTCCACGTTCTACATTTATCTCTATTGCCAAGTTCAACGATGTACTCCCTGCTGAGTATAACGATGAAGAAGGTGTAGCTGAGATTCAGAGTGATCCTCTTGTAGACACTATGGCAACTAGAATTGACTCAAATGTATCTGATATGAATGACAACAATCGTACAGATAATAATTCAGGAGCTTAATATGGAATACAGTAAACTAAACAAGAAACAAAAACCTCTAAAGCTAGAGGAGCCAATTGAGGTAAACGAAGTACAAGAAAAATGTGCTGAAATTCTAGCTAAAACAGAGTGGATTGCGTCAAGCAATATCAGTGGAGTTACTCGTGAAAAGTGGGCAGTCTACCGACAAGCCATTACTGATCTTATGAATAATCCACCAAGTGAGGGTGAGGTAGTATACCCACCACAACCAGAATAAGCTAATAACTTGGGCATCCCTGATGCAATTGTTAATTAGCATCAAGGAGTTTAAATGCCGACACCAATTAATACGGAAGTTTATGATCGTATTGTACAACACTTAGCCGACACTAGGTTATATGAAGCAGAGACATCAACAAATGTTTCTAGAGGCATCCGTAGACATCAAAAGAGATTAAGGATTTTATTATCTAAAAATATCAAGGCTGATGTTAAACCAGAAGTAACTCGAGCAACTAAAGAGTTACACATGATTACTAAAAATTCAATTAGTGATTATGCAGATGCCTCTGTAAGCTTTCATTCTAACAACTTAGAGAGAAGTGCTGGATCTTTCTTTAGAGTACAAAAACCTAGAGGTAGTGATGCTATTCCTCTCCTGATTGGACCTAATATTACTGCCTCAAAGAGTTTAAAAGATCACTTTGACAGTATTGGTACAACTGAGTTAGCTAGAATTGATGGAAAAATTAAGTCAGGATTAGCAGACAATAAACCTGTTAAAGAAATTATTGCTGATGTAATTAAGACTACAACTATGACTGAAGTGCAAGCTAAGGTATTAGTTAGAACTGCTATCACGAATACGCAAGCTAAAGCAATTAATCTAGTAATGGATCGTAATAACGAATTACTAAAAGGTTATAGATTTACTGCTGTGTTAGATAATAGAACATCAAAGATCTGTGCTCACCATGATGGTCAAGTATATAAGATTGATGATCTTCGTTTTAGACCTCCCTTACACTGGAATTGCCGTAGTTCTATGGTTCCTGTTTTAAAGAACAAAGAAGAACTATTAAAAGCTTCTGAGGAAGCTGAATCAAGAGTTAAAGTAAATAAACTTAAGGAAACATCTGAGAATATTTTAGATGGTAGCTTACCTCCAGTAGAAACTTATGGTACATGGCTTAAGCGTCAGCCTATGATGGTACAAGTTAAACATTTAGGTAGTGAAGAACGTGCTGGATTACTACAAAAAGGTGTTCTTGACGTTAAAGCATTTACTACCGCTAAGGGTCAACAATTAAGTATTGCAGCATTAAGAAAACTTGATAATGCAAGAACAACATTCTTTCCAACTAGGCAAGCCGCAGTAGCAGAAGCTGAATCTAATTTATTTGCTGTTAATGTAGCTAGACCTAATGAACTTATTAAAAATACAGAGGCCAATAAACAATTAAAGGCAATGTATATAGCGGACACTGAAAATACTGCACAAACACTATCTCTAGTAGACTATCGTGGTACTTCATTACAGGGTAAGCGATCAGTTAGAATTAGAGCCAATAACGAGTTTGATGAACGTAATAATAGCTTTGATCCCTTCACAGGTGAACAAAGTTCTACATTACTCTATGATCCAGACTTTGGCGTACTTCAAGAACGACTTGACTTTATTAAAAACTCTAAAGCACTTAATCAGGAACAAAAAGTTTGGATTCAACAATTCGTTGAAAGCCTAGATGACTCAGTGTCTGTAAACCAACAAACTGCTATTGCAGAGAATCTTCGTGTTGTGTTTGAACGATACAATAATGATAAGCAACCATGGGTTAACTTCATGAACGTTGCTCGTGGTGAAATGCAGTACTCTGTAGTTAACACTAGTCGTATTTTAGATCGTAGGTCTAGAGCAAGATCGGCACAGTTTGACTCATATGGAGTTGCTGGAGAACCTGCTAAAGTACAAATATTTGGTAAGTATTATACCTTTGATGAAATCATTCAAAAGAATATAGATGACCAAAGATATGTTCGTAATTGGGCTACTACTGAAGGTAGACCTCTAGCCAGAAGCTTGTATTATACTGGGAGAACTCCACTATACACATGGTTTAAAGGTACTCCTAGAATTGGTATTGATGTTTTTAAAAAGAAAATAGTTAAATACTTAGAGGATAATATTCCTGGTGCTAAATTATTTTTTAAGGATAAAGCGCCCACTGAAAGATTAGTTGATGAATTTTTAAGAAACAGAAGAGAAGACTATCGAAGAATAGTAGACTTAGAGTTTCTATTTGGTAAACAAAGACAAAATTATTTAAATCAATTAGTTGAGGGTGGTCTTAACGACAAGAAGGCTATTGATGCCCTATCTAAGGTTTTAACTGTAGTTGCTGATGGTAAGTCTACTGACTATGACTCATTAGCTATTAATGTAGGAAAGACATTGAGAGAATCTTGGAATGTCCCAGAGTTCCCGTTCTTTAAACCTACATTACAAGACTATCATGCTGATGGTTCCCAAATTCTTACTGCCTTAAAAGACAAAGGCTACATTCGTGTGGTCATGAGAGGTAAGACTAGGAGATCAGTTGTTGACCTAGAAACAGGTCGTGCAAGTGGTCCTTGGAGAGATACAGTTAGTCGTGAAGTACAGATCTTAAACAAAGATATGTTAAACTTACAGAGAGCTAATCGTAGTGCATTGCTAGCAAAACGTATTGGTATTAATTCTCCAAGAGACAAGCTGTATGTTCGTCCTGGAGCTAAGACTTATTTTGATGCTAGAGGCAATAATACAGGTATTCCAATTATTACTCGTAGGGCTAATGCTAACTATGACAAGATTCTTATTGATAATGATTTTGCTGACATGCTTAATCATACAATGTCAGTACAATATGAAGTTGACAATGAGTATGCAGGATTCATGGAAGACCTCGTTCGCTTTAGAGATCCCCGTGGGAACGTAAAGAAGTACGATGACTTAAATGATTTCAGAAAACTTATTTTGACTCGTGGAGATCAAGGTTATAGTTTTATGCAGACGGTTAAGTATCACAGAGATACTGGTAAACCCTTTAGTGTGGTTGCTAATATTGACGGTCGTGGACGTGTATACTACCAAGGATTCCTAACACCAACAGGTGGTGAAGTAGTTAGACCATTTCTTAATAGTGCAAAGGCTGAGAGTATGACTCCTGAGATTCTACAAGAGTTAATGATTCAAACTGGGTCTATGCTTGGACCTGCTACAGAAGCTTTAACACAATCTGGTAGAATGGAAATCTTTTTAAGAAATGAAAAAGAGATTCTAAGCCTTGGTAGGTTAATGATGGAAACTACTCAACGAGATAGAAGAATTAGGGAATACCTAGAGCATCCTATTATCCGTGCTACTGAAGCAGAGGAAGTTCCAAAGATTAGTCGATTAGCAATAGAATACGCTCGTGCGCATAAAGCTGTAAATGGTGATTTTACTAATGTAAATAAATTGGCAGAATACAAAACAAAATTAATGATTGAGAATGATGCCTCATCCTCTGGTGCTCAGATTATCGGTTTGAGTACAGGCGATAGAGACATTTCAATCAACTCAAATGTGTTACCTACACTCCAAAAGAATCGTTTGTATGACTTAGTTGCTATGGATACAGTGTCTGATCCAGAGTTTCAAAAGATACAAGGGTTAAGAGATGCCAATGTTCAATGGACTGATCTCCAGAAAGCTGCTAAAGCTCAGAACATGGTTTCTTTCTATGGTGCTGGTAAAGCAACACAGGCGGCTAATATTGAGGCTAAATTTGCTTCAGTATTAGAGTTAAAAGGATATACTGTTGTTACTCGTGAAGAACTTCGTGGTGTAACAAATATTATAGATGGAAAAATCAAAGAGGCAGATAGGCTAGGTGCTGAAAATGTTGTCTTTGGTTTGAAACAATTAAAGCGTGAGTTGAATGAGGTTGTTGAAGGTGAAACCCCTGTGGGGCAAGAACTTTTAGCACATGCTCGTGATTCTCACCCAGACGTAGAAGCGTTTGTCGATAAGTTAATGAATGCTCGTAGGGGTCTAATTGGACCTCAAGACTTCAAAGCAGTCTCTGAGATTATGTCTCGAAGACTAGCTGAGAGAGCACCAGTAACTCAAAAGTTCGTACAATTCTGGAAAGAAGCTGCTAAAGCTTACGTTGATGAAACTCAGAAGGTTGATGTACCTTGGGTAACATTTGATGGTAAGACTTTATACCAGAGATACAGACCTAAAATCCAAACTAGCATTGAGTTCTATGACAAAGAAGCTAATAGGATGGTCCGTAACATTTACGAAGATCGAGCAGAAGATGCTTCACTTCTAGGAAAATCAAG